GAAGAGCCAGAATGCCAGCGTTCTTTGAGACAAGCAATCAGGATTTACCAAGTTATGCTTAACAATGATAATGATTTAAGGCCAGCATATGCTTTTGCTTATGTAACTGAGCCTCAAGATATTAAAGAAGAAGAAGAGGTTAATTTATCTCCTACTGTTTTTAAATGGTTTTGGGTTGTAGCAACTATTGTTAGCCACGTTGCAGCAAATAGAGCTAAAAAAGCAGCAGAAGAGAAAGCAAAAAGAGATATAGAGGCTGCAAATAGGGAGGTTCAAGCTTCACACCAAAAATATAAAGACGCAAAAGCATTAGGAGATCAACAAGTAAAGGATCAAGAAGCAGCAACTGCACGACAAGCTGAATCTCAAAGAATTGCTCAAGAAGAATCAGATGCCGTATTAGCTCAAACTAAAAAGGACACCTTTGCTGCAGAACAAGTAGCAAAACAAGAGATAGGTTATGCTAAAAAGCAATCACAACTTTCATTAGCTTCTGCAGAGGCACAAGCAGAGCAACAACTAGCTCTACAACAAGGCTCTGAAGAGACTGGTTCAGCAGTAGGACAGCCTGGAGTTTCTTACACACCAGTTAAACAGACATCTTCTTTAGGTATTGGTGGTACTCAGGAACCAGATGAAGGTGTAGAAGCTCCTAGTGGTTTAACTATATGATTCCTGTGCCTACTTTAACTAAAGAATTTATTGATTATTTGGAATCACTCTATCCAGATAAGGCTCCAGATATTAGTATGGAAGAAAGGCGTATATGGTACGTCACTGGTCAGGTGTCAGTTGTACGTCATCTAAAAGACCAGTATAATTTACAAGAGGAATCTAAGTACAATTAAAATATTATGTCTTGGTTAGCAGCAGCCACTTTTTTAAACGCAGGAGCTACCCTTTATTCAGGGTATAAATCTGCACAAGCAGCTAAGAGGCAAGCAGCACAATTTGAAAGTCAAGCTGCTGAAACTAAGAAGCAAGCTGAAGCTAGGTTAGCTCAAATGAAACTCGATTCTAAACAGAGTCGGTTACAATTTGAATCTAATCTAAAACAATCCAAACAACAATCTGATCAATTAAAAGCACAAGCATTACAGGCAAAAGCAACAGCTCAACAATCAATAGCACAGCAGAAAACTTCATCTGCTTTAGCTATACAACAAAACAAATTAGCATCTGCTATAGCTCTTCAAAAGAATAAAACTAAAGTAGCTAGCCGTACTCGTAAAAAGCATGGCACTCCTACATCATTAAGAACTGGTTTATCTATGAAATCTGGTTTAGGTGGTTCTAGCTATTCTCAAGGATCTGGTACTGCTGGAGGCTTAAATGTCTAAAAAATTTACCGCAGAAGGTAGATATAGTTCTTTAGAGCCTGAAAAAAGTCTTTATCTAGATAGAGCAATTGAGTGTAGTAAATATACACTACCTACTCTTATTACTGATAACGATAGGAGTTCAGGTAGGAATGCATATACAAAAATCAATACTACATACCAAGGCTTAGGAGCTAGAGGTGTTAATAATTTAGCAGCTAAACTTTTAGTTGCTTTGTTACCTCCAAACCAAGCATTCTTTCGTCTTTCAGTAGACGATATGAAACTCCAGCAGGAGTTAGAAAATTATAAAGATTTACAATCTAATTTTGATCAGCAGTTATCTTTAATGGAACGTGCTGTAATGCGTGACATTGAAGAATCAGGAGATAGAACAGCATTATTTGAAGCACTCAAGCATTTAATTATTGGTGGTAATGCTTTACTTTATGTAGCTGATAATGGTACTAGAGTTTATCCACTTAAATCTTTTTGTTTAAATAGAGATCCAGAAGGAAATATTCTTGAAGTAGTTGTTAGAGAAGAGATAAGTCCAGATGTGTTACCAGATGGTGTAGCTAAGAAAACACATGATGGTAAATATGTAGATCAAACTTGTTTCTTATATACCTACATTGAGTGGGATCATAAGAAGGATAAGTGTTATTGGTATCAAGAGGCTTACGGAAAGCGTATAGGTCAACAAGGATCAACACCTATAGAGAAATCTCCTTGGATTCCTCTCAGGCTTTATCGTGTTGCACATGAAGCTTACGGACGCAGTTTCTGTGAAGAGCTGCTAGGTGATCTTAAATCCCTTGAGTTTCTTTCAAAAGCTATCGTTGAAGGTAGTGCAGCGTCAGCACGGATTTTATTTCTCTGTAACCCGAATGGTACTACAAGGCCAGATAGTCTTGCCAGAGCCGCAAATGGGGCCATTGTAGCGGGAAATCCAGACGATGTAGCACCACTGCAAATGCAGAAACAAGCTGACCTTACAGTAGCGTTAAATACTATTGCAAGGATTGAGCAAAGATTGAGCTTTTCGTTCTTACTTAATAGTGCTATTCAAGCTGGAGCAGCAGGACGGGACCGAGTCACTGCGGAAGAAATCAGAATGGTTGCAAATGAGTTGGAGACAGGATTAGGAGGCGTATATTCTATACTTTCTGTAGAAATGCAACTACCTCTAGTACATCGAAAGATGGCAATGATGGAGAGACAGAAACGTTTACCTAGATTACCAAAAAATATTGTTAAGCCTCGTATTACGACAGGTCTTGATGCCTTGGGTAGAGGTAATGATAAAGCTAAGTTAATTGAATTTATACAAACATTAGCTCAAACTATGGGTCCAGAGACGATGGCTCAGTTTGTTAATACTAGGGAGCTTATCACTAGACTTGCAGCCTCAGATGGTTTAGAAACTTATAAGCTAATCAAGTCTGAAGACGATCTTGCACAAGAGCAACAACAACAGGCTATGATGATGCAACAGCAACAAGCAGCGCAAGATCCTCAAAATGATCCTGCAAAGCAAGCCGCACTTATTAAAGCTGAAAATGACTCAATCAGGACAGACCAAGAAACAGCCCCTCCAGCAGGAGAAGAAGGTGGAATCTAAGCCAGCAGTTCTAGAAGAACCACCAAAGGGTAAGTCTAAATCTCCATATGAAATTCTTATTGAAGAGTTAAAAGCTAAGAAACCAGAAGTTTATGCACAATATAAAAGGGCGCTTCAAGCAAAAAAACCTGCTTGGGTGTATCCTGATCTAACTGTCCGTATTGGTTAAACATGGAAGTTAATGTTCAAGAGCAGGAAACCAGTTCTTTTAATGAACAGGACCAACAGATCATTGATGGTAAGGAGCCTCAACAAGAAGGTCAGCAGGAGGAACTCATTGGTGGAAAGTTTAAGACTGCCGATGAACTTCTCAATGCTTATCAAGAGCTTGAAAAGAAACTTGGAGGTAATTCCAATACTGGGTACGAAACTAAAACAGAAGAGAATGAGGAAAGTGAGGAGGTTCAGACTGAGGAACCTCAATCAGTACAACTAAGTGATGAACAAGAAACCACCATTGTTGACAGTATTGGTGGTCAGGATAATTTTAAATCTGCTCAGGATTGGGCACAAAAAAATCTAGATCAAGAAGAGTTAAACGCCTATAACAGAGAAGTTAATAGTGGAGATTACTTTCGTGCTAGGAATGCACTTCAATCTGTTTACTTTGCTTTTAGAGAAAATTCTGGTGTAGAACCTGAACTTGTTAGCGGTAGGTTATCTAATAACAGTACAGATGTTTATCGTTCTACTGCGGAGGTAGAGAGTGCTATGAATGATCCACGTTATTTACATGACGCTGCTTATACAAAAGACGTAGAGGATAAAATGTCAAGGAGCGATATACTTAGCCCTAGATTTTAAGGTATCATAAGTATAGCTTATGTAAAATTGTTGCCTCTGAGGAGATAACAGCAGTGGTGACGTAAGTCTTATCACACTAATCTATTTTTTCTAGGTAATTTCGATGCCTGATTTTTCATCGATTTCTAGATTAGGTAGTGTTAATGGCGTACAATATAACGCCAACGCTGCCGCTGGAAATTATGAAAGGGAGAATGCGAACTTCCTGAAAATCTTCTCAGGGGAGGTACTAACTACCTTCAATAGGGAAACGATTTTCAAAGATCTAACCATGAAGAGGACAATCTCTTCAGGAAAATCCGCAGAATTTCCAATTACGGGTCGCTTTTCAAGTCGATATCACCGACCAGGTGACTGGATAACAGGCCAAGGCAACAAAGGTGAGATTGGATCAAAAATTATTACAATTGATGATCTACTTGTCGCAGATGTTAGTTTGTATGATTTAGATGAAGCCAAACTCCATTGGGATGTGAGGTCAATCTATAGTAAGGAATTAGGAAGAGCACTTGCCAGAAGCTATGATAAGCGCCTAGCTCGTACACTTCTTTCTGCTTCTGAGTCTGATGGTCGTGTTGATGATTGGGATTCAAAGAGATTCCAGTTGAACGCTGCTACTTATGCTTCTGTAAGTACAAACACCATTACACTGTCAGCTAACTTCCAGACTGCTGAACTAAGCTACTGGGCTGTTGGTACAACTGTTTATGGTGAAGACTCTGGTGCTTATGCTGTTATAACTACAGCTCCATCTAACGGTGCAGCAACATTCGTTGTTAACCCAATCAGTGCTATTGGTACTGGTGCTAATGCAGCGTTTACAGTTGGAGAGCGTCTATTCGTACTTAACAAGCTTCCTGGAGGAACATCATACACAGGTATTAACCTGAATGGTGCTGCTGACAGAAACGCTAGAGGTGATCTTATTGTTGAGAACCTTTACAAAGCTTGTCAAGCACTTGATGAGAAGGATGCTCCATCTGATGGCCGTGTGGTTGTTCTAACCCCAGGCGCCTATTATGATGTCATCAACTCTGACAGAGCAATTAATACTGATTGGAACGGTGGAAGTGGACAGAACGGAACCTTCAAGGGTAACAATGTAGCCCGTGTTGCTGGTTTCGAGGTTCGCCTATCTAACCATCTAGGAATTAACAGCTACACATCTGGTCAAACATACGTTGGACTTGATAACCAAGCTGCTACAACTAGAGGTGAGCGTCCTAACTATACAAATAGTAGAGACGGTTCTGATGGACAAGCTGCTGCAGGATACAACGATTATTGGCAGGATGAGCAAGGTAACACTTCAAGCGTTGCTAACTTGTTCGGTCTTTGCTTCACAAAAGAAGCCGTTGGTACTGTTGCACTTAAAGACCTCTCAATGCAGATGACTGGTTCTGAGTACAAAGCAATGACTCAGTCCACCATGATGGTTGCTTCATATGCAGTTGGACACGGAATACTCCGTCCTGATTGCTGCGTAAGCTTACTTCATGATGGTAATCCATACTAAACTGTAAGTTTCAGTTAAAACCTAATACAATAAGGGGAGGCGTAAAGTTTCCCCTTTTTGTTTAATATATGGCTACTACAAAACTCAAAGCAGTAAATACTCTTTTATCAGTAATAGGAGAAGCTCCTGTTAATCAACTAACAGCACCCTTAACTGGAGATGTGAGTTTAGCTGAAAGTATTATTGATGAAATAAGTTCAGAAGTTCAAGGTAATGGATGGTCATGGAATACTAGACTATATGATGCAATTCCTTTAGACAGTAATGGTCACTCAACTCTTGGTGCTAATACTCTTGCTGTAAGATTTAATCCTCTTTCTTATCCATCACAACGCTTTGTTCTTCGTGGTACTAAATTATATGATCGAGTGAAAAGTACATATGATTTAAGAACAAGTTTATCTGTAGCAATGACAGGTAGCACAAGTGATTTAATAGCTCAAATTGTAGAAGAATTAGATTGGGATGATATACCAGAAACAGGTAAGCGTTATATTGTAATTAAAGCTGCAAGAGTATTTGCTAATCGTGCAGTTACTTCCAGTAGTATAGAAAGCTATACCGCAGATGATGAGGAAAAAGCTCTTCAGTTACTTAAACGTACTGAAGATATGGCACAAAACTATAACTTCATTAGTGGTCCTGATGATATGTATGGTGGTCGTGTGACAACTGTTTTTGGTCCTGATATTTTAAACCGCTAATGTCTAGAGAACTTTTTAGCCAAGTAATTGGTCCTCTTAATAAAGGGGTAAATCAACAAGCTAATAGTTTTGTTTTACCTGGGTTTGCTAAAACTCTTGAGAATGCTAATTGTGATCTTGTTGAAGGTCTTAAAAAGAGATTAGGTTCTGTACCTTTAAAGCGTATAGATAATCTAACTAAATACGATGGTCATGGTACTCCAGGAAATAACTTAACAGGAACTATTAAATGGGATGAAGCTTGGTATTTTGTTTACAACAGAAGTACGGATGAGAGATTTGTTTTAATAATTGCTGATGATAGTAGGACTGTTACCAAAACAGTAACAACTAATAGTACATCTGTAATTACAATAACCTCTGGAGGAATTACTGATTTATTTGTAGGAGCTGGAGTAAGTGGTAATGGTATTCCTTCAGGTTCAACAATTACAGAAATTGGAGCTACAACTTTCACAATAGATAAGGATACAACAGCTAGTGCTAGTGGAGTTACAGCTACTATTGATTCTCCTAAAACTTTTGTAGCAGGAGTTTCTAATATAGAACCTCTTACTGGAATACTTCCAAGTGTAGTACCTGTTGAACAAATCTTTGCAGGAGTAACTACTACTAATCTTGAATACTTTAGAGGCTCAGGTAGAGCTAGAGATAGATTTAGATCTACATCATTTCAAGATTATGTGTTTGTAACTAATATCCAAAAAAATACTGCATATGACGCTTCTGAAACTTTAACTAGATACAATATAGGTTATATCAGTAGTAGCTATGTACCTATTAAGGCTCAATTATGGATAAAACTTGTTGACTACAATACTAAGTATGAAGTTGCTATAGAACTTGATAATGGAGACACAGTAAATGCAAATATAACTACAGCTACTTTATCGTCAGGTACTGCAGTAAGTACCCAAACAATAGCTACTGATCTTCAGTCTGCTCTTAACACAGCAGATACGAGTAATCATCTAACCTTTAGCGTACAAGATTCTCAAATAAATATAGGACTAGCTAGTGCTTCTAGATCCATAAAAAGTTTTGTAGCTTCTGATGCTAGAGGTAATACACTGATGTCTGGTTTTTCAAATCAGGTTACTAATATAGTTGAATTACCAAGCACTTCTTGGGAAGGTTATCAAGTTATAGTTGCTCCAGATGGAGCTGCAGATCAAAGCTCCTATTATCTTAAATTTAATGCTGAGAACACTACTGTTGCTGGTACTTTTGGTAGAGGTACTTGGGAAGAAGTTGGTGGATGGGGTACAGCAGGTAAGCTAGATGATTCTACAATGCCTCATTCTTTTGTTTATTACAAGAATGATTCAGGATTAACAAGATTTACAGTACAACCTTTTGATGGCTCTACTTATACTGATGGCTCTACAACTATAAAATTAGCTAAATGGACAGAGAGATTAGCAGGAGATGATGATGAGTTAGCTGGACCTTCATTTGTAACTAATAAGATTACAGACCTTGTTTTCTTTAAGAATAGATTAGGTTTCATAAGTGGAGAGAATATAATTCTTAGTGAAGCTGGTGCTTATTATAATTTTTGGCAGCAATCAGCTTTACAAGTTTTAGATAATGATCCTATAGATTTAACAGCAGTTAGTAATGATGTAGCTGTACTTAATTATGCTCTACAGCAGCAGGATGAGTTGGTCCTATTTTCTAACGAAAACCAGTTCAGACTTTACTCTGGTGATAACGTTACATTTTCTCCAGAAACTGCTTCTGTAGGTAGGATTAGTTCTATTAGTATGGAGTCAAATGTTAAGCCGCAGCAAGTTGGACCTCAAGTTATATTCCCTGTTAAAGAGGGTGACTTCACAGGGTTACATACTTTTATTACTACTGACCGTACTGTTGGTATTAACCTCGGACAGACTGCTGTAATTACAGAGACAGTTCCTAAGTATATACCTAAGAATGTAGACTCTTTAGCTGTTAGTAGAACAGATCAATATTTAATAGTTCTAAGTAAAGACGATCCTAATTCTTTATATGTATATCAATTTTTCTGGGAGGCTTCAGGCGGTTCTTTAACTAATAGACAGAATGCTTGGTCTAAATGGACCTTCCCTAATAAGAGCTTATATTGGGCTGATTTTGTTGAAGGTACATTATACACAGTTGCTAAATATACAGAGAATAGTCAAACAAGATATTATTTAGAAGGACTCAATGCTTCTAGACCTCCTCAGTCAGAGGATGCTTTATTCCTATTGGATAGGCAGTTATCTAGTACGATTACTACAGATATAGGTACTGCTTCTTTTGCATATAGTGGTGCAACTAATAAGACAACAGTTACCTTACCTTATTACACTGTAAACCCAAGTCAGTTTGTCATTATTAAAAAGGATAAAACAGATAATAATGAAGCTGAAAAACGTTGGATCGTGGCTGCGTCTATTCCTGCTGGGGTTAATAGTTTTGTGTTGGATAGTTTGGGTGATTTCAGTGGATCTTCTTGGGCCTTTGGTGAAACCGTTACATTTAAGTTTAGTCCACCTCAACTCATGCCTTATAGCAAAACGGCTACGGACAACACTTTTATCGGTAATCGTACTGGTAGACTTCAGTTACGTTATCTGGATGTCTACTATAATGATGCTAGGTATTTTACAGTAGATGTGACCCCAAAGTATAGAGATAAAATTACTTATGAATTTGATCGTAGAGATCCTTTAAATGCCAATATCATAGTTGGTCAAAAGTCTGATTTTGAAGAAGCTAAGTTTCGTTCCTATATCCAAAGTAAGAATGATCAAGTTACAGTAGAAGTAGTAAACGACAGTATTGATCAAGCTAAGTTCGTTGCTTTAGAATGGACGGGCTTGTATTTTGATGTAGCTAGGAAGTACCGAGAAACCTAATGGATTTCACAACATTATTTACGCCAGGAGTAGGAGGAGCTTTAAATTTTGGTCTTAACCTTTGGCAGCAAGCATCTGCTAAAGCTGGTGCTGCTACACAAGCTTGGGCTAAGTGGGAATCTGATACCATAAATGCTATAAGAAGAACAGAGCATGAAAATAAGCAAAATTTTAGACAACACAGTGTAGATATGAAGAACTGGGCTAAACAATCTCAATATGTTACAGAACTTAGGCAATATGAAAATAAACTATCGAGTGATGCTTCAAAGTTAAAAACTGAAACTTCTATAAATGCAATGGAATCTTTAGGTAGAGAATACGCAGATTTAGATGCAAGGTTTTATGAAGAAGAAGCTACTGATACTGTACAGTTAGAAGAAATTAAACAAAAAGCTTTATCTGATGCTGTAAAAAGAGTTTCAAGTGGTCAAGTGGGAGCAAGTATAGAGCGTATGTACCATACCCGTAATCAACAATATTTACAAAATGCAGGTAATAGATTAATTACAAGAGAATTTAGAGTAGGTGATAAATTAGCTGCTATGAGGGCTGGAGCAATAGAAGCTAAAAACAAAGCTAATTCTATTAGATTATATGATCCCAGACCTTATAAAGATCCTGTTCAACCTGAATCTCCTCTACCAGCAGAAAGTTATCTACCTGGAAAACCAACGGTATCAACTAGTTTAAGTTTACTAGATGTAGCTAGTGCAGGTATGAAGGCTTATAACAATTATATGGATAACAGACCTGCTCCACAGACTTATCCTGACAATGACAATGAAGACGAAGGTGGTAATGATGAAGAAGGCGGTAATGATCAACCTGCCTTTGATTCTCGAACTGATGGTTCACAACCTTATGGGGTTGATAATGACTACCTTTCATCTGATAAAGCATAATGGCTACTAACAAATTTGAAGTAAAGCCTCAAAGACAGATACGCAAAGTAACTGAGGAAGCTGAGAGAGCACCAGAGGGTGGTCAACCTGCAGAACCACAAACTACCCCTCAAAGAAGGGGTGGTACATTATTAGACTTTGATCAATATGATCCAGCTACACAACTAGAAACACAGCAAAAAATAGATGCTATTAGAGATATAACTGAAGCAGGTAAACTTACTGTAGACGCAACTGTTAAAAGAGAAAGTAAACAGAAAGATGCTCAAGGTAAGCGTCTATTTGAAAAGATTTCTCAATACGAAATAGATACAAGAAATATAGGTCAAGCTGCAAAAGATCTTAGAAAGGCTGGTAGACCTGATCTTGCAAAGGAGATATTAGATAGCAACCCTTGGTTATTCTTTGGTCTTAAAACTCAAGAAGCTAGTTTTGCAGGCAATGAAGCCACAATGCACGTTAGCAATTGGGTTGAAGGAAATATGAATGATCTTGAAGTAATAGAAGATCCCACTACAGTTAGAAAATTAGTTTCTGAACAATTTAGCAAATTTCTAAGTGAAAATTATCCACATATATCAAATGAAAATTATAACGGTTTAGTTGATCCAGTAATTGCTAAAACTACTCCCGTTATTTTACAGGGTATTAATGATGCCCATAGAACTTACAAAGGGAATGCTAGAGATTTAAAGACAATGACATCTTTAACTCAAGTTGAAAAGTCCTTCCTTAGTTCTGTTAGTCAAGATTCAACTAATGATGCGAGAAATGCTGGTATTAATAAAAGTGCAAAGGACCAGATATTAGCTATTAGAAATAATTATCTTGCTACAGGAGGTACAGGTCAAGAGTGGCAAGTAATAGCTGGTAAATGGGTTAAAGGGATGTTTATTGATGAAAACAATGATGGTGTTAATGACTTACAAGATAAAGATCTATTTAACAAAGTTAGAGAAGCTTTAAGTTTTCAACTTCCTGATATGCCTGAAGGTATGACCTTCTTGGATCTCCCTGGTCCAGATGGAGATGGTAAAACTATAGGAGATCTTTTAAGTATTGCTGGTTTCAATGCTCAAGTTGCTGATAATAAGAAAGAAAGTATAGAGGATCAAAAAGATACTAGAGAGGCAAGTAGATTTAAAATCAAATACAGAAATTCTATTCATTATTATTTAGAAGGAAAAACTGGAGCTGAGGCAGAGCTAGTAAAAACAAATATGATACAAGCCTTAGATAATGCATTAGAAAATAACGATAAAATATATTTACGAGTTTTTAATGATCAAACAGGAAAAGTAGAAACTGTAGCTTTTGATTTACCTGCAAATACAGACGTAGAAGGGTTGAAGAAATTAATACGGAAGGGTGGGGAACTATTACCAGAGAGTGAATATAGGCTTCTTGAGCAATCAGCTTTAAGAAGATTAGTAGCAAATTCTAAAGATCCTTTAATCGATATTTTTGAAAAGCTAGTACCAGGAACAGAGCAATATAAAGATATAGCTACGTTGCAGCGTAATGCTTTTAAGCTTGCACTTAAAGAGAATTATTCAGCAAAAATAAGCGCACAAGTTCAGAATATAACTCCAGTATTAAGCTCTATGAATAGAGAAGCAGAAAAACTGTATAAAGCCAACAACCCTACTTATGATAAACAACAGATAAAAAGAGATTTTGCAGCATTACTTGAAAAGAATGAAGGTCTTGTAGAAGAGAGATGGAGAGATTACATTGCTGCAGAACTTTTAAAAGCACCAGAAGGTCAGGTATTTAATGATGAATGGTGGAGAGATAAGGTAAATGATTTTAAAGAGATTATAAAATCTGATCCAATTTTTGCAAATCCAACTGTTAAAGATTTATACCCAAGCAAACAGAATACCCAAAGAGAGATAAGCCATTTATATACAGGGATAAGAGGAGAAGAAGGTGATATTTCTACAAGTGCTAATACGAAATTAATTAGTACAAAAGATTTTCTTATACGAAATAAGTATCTATTAGATACAGATGCAATACTTAATTATTATAAGGAGAATCCAATGCTAAGTAGTAGTACATTTGGTTCTGTTTATAGCTTCTTAAGCACTGGAGCAGCTATAGAGGATGAAGCTATAGTTGACCTTGCTCAAGGCTTTGAATTAGCTAAACTATTATCTAAAAATAAAGATCTTACTTTACTAGAATTTTTAAATGGTCAAGGAAGTAAAGATGTATTTTACTGGACAAATCCTAAGAGAAATAAGGGAGATACTATTAGTCTATTTGAACCTAATGATGAAACTCGTCTTAATGAGTTAAAAAGACGTTTATCTAGTAATACTGTTGGACCTAGTAGTACAGTAAGGGTTGCGGAAACACCAGTAAGTAATTCAGATACTGGTTCTATTAATTTTTGGGTACAAGATAATGAAAATGGAAGTAATAACGTTAATATTGCAGTTCCTATAAAATCTGAAGTAACAGCAATAGGTTTTAATTCTGGAACTGATGGTAATTTTATTAGCATAAAAGTATTAGAAAGTAATGGAGAATTAGAAGCAGGATCTACTATAACTATTAGACACGCTAGATCCTTTGGTGGTCTAGCTGTTGGTCAAATATTATATCCAGGTAACTATTTAGGACTTCAGCATAATAAGAAAACGTTTACTATAGGAGTAGATCAAGCTGATGGACCTGGAGCTGGTCCACATTTAAACCTCTACATCATTGGTCCTGACGGGACTAGACTTTCACAGGATGTAGTAAGTAGAATCTTTAAGAAGGTATTAGCACCTCATTTAGCAATTTAAACAAATGCCTAGAATTGTACTCCCTTCAGGAGCTGTCCAATATTATGAAACTGAAAAGGAGCTTTTAGAGGATCATCCTGAAGGATCTTATCCAGTTGAAGAGGACACTATAGTAAAAGAAGATGAAAAGGGAGATGAGTCAGAAGCAGAAACTATAACAAAATTATCTAGATTTTCTGAAGATAATCAAAGTGATATAGGCAAGGGACCAAATTGGTTCCAAAATGCTTTTAAAACTAGTCAACACGCAGTAGTTCAAATACCAGATACTTTTGTATCATCCATACAACAAAGAGCACAGACAACGCCTATAAGAGATACCTATACAATGTCTATGGGTGCTTATGGAGGTGATGCAGCACTTGCTATGACAAGCGCAAGGATAGGTCTTGGAATAGGTGGTGGAGAAGAAGCTCAGAGAGAATTTGATGACGCAATGGGTATAAAAGGTGCAAGTCTTGCATTAAGTGAAAAAGAAAAAGCAAGAGTAGAAAGAGGTAGGCAATACGCACTTAAAGGTCTTTTAGATCCAGAAACTACTGGAGGAGAATTAAAACGATTTGGTATTGATAAAGATATACCTATAGTTGGTGTTTTTGGTAAAGGTGGTTCTTGGTATGAAGCTACTAAACCAGATGGAGATTTAGCTAATATAGTTGCTGATTTTGGTTCAATACTTTTAATGTCATTAGGGAACCCAGTGAATGCAAAGCAGGGCGCACCTAATTTAGGAGCTTTAAGGCGTGGTATTGCTCTAGGTAAAGCACAATTTGGTACTCGTTTAGGTTTACGTGGTAGAACTGCTTTTAATCTATATTGGAAAAATGCTAGAGGAAACGCTTTATATATAGCTAAACGTGTTGCTGCTGATCTTCCAGAAGATTTTGTTGAAGAACTTGTAATATTTGGAATGCCAGAGCCTAGTTATGAGCAATCAAAAGAATTAGATAGAATAATAAACGCTGCTGATCCTCAAACCGTAGAAGCTCTTAGAAATTTAATAGAGTCAAATGACGATGCCTCAGCACAGTATTGGCAGCAATATTTAGCAAACGTAGGTTTTGGTACAATAGCTGCTGGATTATTTAGAGGTTCTTTAGGTGCTTTAAATAATGAATGGAGATTTTTTAAAGCTAAAAAAGGTGTTAAAGACTTCTTCAATAGTAAGAAGATACAAGCTGAATTAGAGCTAAAAATTAGACCTAATATAGAAACTATTGCTGAAACAACTGAGGCTGCTCAGGAAGCTATCTATAACACAGCTAATAAGGCAAGTCTAGAGGTTTTAAATAAGGACTTTACTCAAACAACTAGAGATGGCTTAGATGTTATTAATAAGCAAATAGATAGAATTAATGAATTAAGAGGATCTATAAGTCAACTAGATGCTGGACAAACCACAACAACAGAAACTCTTGAAAAGATAGCTACTTTACCTGAAAAAACTTTAGCTAGATATAATACTTTACCTAAATTAATTAAAGCCCGTTTAGCTTCTCTTAAATCTCGTAAATATAACAAGAAAAATTTAACATTAAAAGAAACTAGAACTAGAAATAGATATCAAAATGATTTAGAAAAATATCAACAAGAATTAAAAGATATTGAAGCTGACCTAGCTCAAAGAGTAGAAGCATCAGAAGGTGTAGCAAAAGTAGATCAAGAATATACAGAAAAATTAGAACCTTTACGCAATACTGAGGAAGCAGAAACTGAAGCAGTAGTACGTGATTTTAGTCTCCTAATGGAGATGCTTAGTAAAACTAATGAGGAAAGATTTAAACTAGCTCCTGATATGGATTTAAACAATGATCCATATTATGCAGCTTTTAAACGTGTTCAAGAATTATTTGAAGAATATAAAGTATCTGATGATCCAACTATACAGGATAGGTTATTCGATACTATTCAGGAAGAATATAAGAAATTACAAGAATTTGGCGGTAAGACTCCTTTAAAGACACCTCAATCTGAAGTAGCTAAAGCAGAAGAAGCTAAGAAAGCTGCAGAAGTAGATAAAAAAGAAGAAATCAAAGTAGAAGAAGAAGAAGCTGGAAGTGTTTTAGAAGGTCAAGAATATACAGCTCCTGATGTTCCTGCTAAAAAGGAACCAATTACAACTGCTATCCAGAAAATTGAGAAGACAGGTGAAGTAGAGGTTGTAGCTGATGGTGTTCCTACAAAAGTTGATAAGAAAACTCTTATCTCAAAACTTATCCGTATGTCTCCTGATGGAGATCAAGCAAAAACAGCTTTTAACAGATTATCGAAAGCTATAGAAAAACTAGAAAAAGGAATGAATGTTCCTCTAGAAGAAAGAACAGTTATTAATACAGTTGGTGATCTTCTTAATTTATTAAATCTAGGAAGGGTTGCAGGAGAAGAAGCTATTCAAAAAGCTTTAAGAGATCTAGATAAAACAGTTCTATTTTTAAGTGAAGTTGATAAGAAAGCTAAAAAAGCAGTAATTAAAGCTGGTAGACCTTCTAAAGCAGAAATGGATGCTAGAAGGGCTGCACTTAAAGCTGAGAAGCAAAGACTTGCAGAAGATACTGCATTAAAAGAAGCTAAAACAGATGCCGTAGGTAAAGATGAAGATCTAGGTGATCCTTGGGATGATCCAGATGTAATGCCTGTTGTTGAAACTAAGGAAGGTGGTATAACTATTGATCCTGACGCTAAAGGTGAGCCAATAGCTTATACAACTGAACCACCAGAAACTGCAGCTCAGAAAAGAGTAAAAATAGGTAAAGAGTTAGAGCTAAAAACTAAAGAAGGTCCAATTAAATCTTCTGTAGAAGACTTAGTAACTAGAGGTTCTTCTGAGGAGGCTGGTCAGGACTTTCTTAGTACAGTAAATGAAATGGCCAAACTTGAAGCTCAAGGGAAGCAGATGCCCTATGAGTGGGAACAAAGTAAATTAGCTGCTATATCAAGAACTATAGGTGACTTAGATACTATTGAACAAAGAAGGGCAGCTTTAGTTGATTTATTCGCTAAACTTTCAGGTAAACCTGAGAATTATCTACCTGCTGCAGCTAGAAGGGCTGTAAGATTTGCAGGGAGTTTAGTAGAAGCAGAAGGTGAATATATAAAGTTTTATCGCTTATTAGAAAACCATCTTAAAGCTACTACTAAGTCTGAAAAACTTCTAAAGGATGTTCAGACTCAAATGATGACTACACCTTTATTACTTTATGTTCAAGCAAATAGAGTTTATAAATTAGTTGATGCTTTATCTAGAAAGAATTTAACCACTGAAGCTTCTGGAGCTTATAGATCATATTTAGCAGAAGAATCTTTTATGCTCTATAAACAAACCAGTGAATGGATGAAGTTAAGAAGCCTTACTTCTGGAACCTTGGCTGCACAACAGAAAAAATGGACAGATAGACCTATTAATCTTTATAAAAAACTTTTAGCTAAAAAAGTTAAAGATCCTGATATTCTAGCAACAGAAAATGCTATAAAAGCTATAGAAGAAATGAGATCTGATATAGCATCAGAAGCTTTACAAGATGTTGATACTTACATTGGATTACCTTCCAATTTAAAGGTTGTAGAAAGTACATTAAGAAAGTTCTTAGATCCCAAATTTGTTCCAGAGCAAAGAGATTTAGATATATTTACTAAAATAACTAGCCAATTAGCTGTTTCTGGTTTAAACCCTAGCAGTTTAGGTTCTTTAAGAATAAGTGGTGATGAAATTGTAGGTAGAAACCTTAAATCTTACGGATTATCTAACCCTGCCACCCAAACTTCATTTATGCCTCAAACTGCTATTTACGGTGGTGGTAAATGGGTCAACGGTATGCTTCAAACTGTTAATAATCGTTTTTGGGATTTATTACCTTGGATGAAAGATGAAGAAGCTACTATGGCAGCTTTAAAAGAGCAAAGGATTTGGAATAATTTCTGGAAAGCACAGCAAAATATTACTACAAATGTATTTGAAAATTTCTATAAAGGAAGACAATTTAATAGAAGTATAATTACGGATGCTGCTGTAAATTTAGATAATAGTGGTAAATTCCAGACCTCATCAAGAACTGCAGATCCTTTTAGAGAACAAGCAGCTCTAGAAGTTTTAAATAAGACAGATCCTTTACCTAATAAAGGTTTAGGAAGACTTTTAAATAAGTATTTTGAAGAAAGATATCCTGGTGAAGGTGAATTAAAAGCTAGGCAGTTTGCAAATAATTGGCATCTGAATTGGATGCAATTCCATGATATGGTCTTTAAAGGTGATACTTGGGAAGCTTTAGGTGCGAAAGACCCTAAAACTGGTAAAGGTAGTTTCTTTGGAAGTCTTCAGAAATTTACATATAACTGGATGAATCCTCTTAAAAGAGGTTCAGATGCAGCACTACAAGCAGCTAGTGGAGGTAGAGCTACACCATTAAAATCTAAACTTCCTGGTGGAGAAAGAGTTGGAGAAACTTTCCCTTTATTTGCCTCAGAAACCAGCACTGAACTTGTAGGTGGTTGGTTTGCAGCAGGCTACTCTGCTTCTAAGGCTTGGGGTCAAGTATTAGATATGGTTGATGGGACTGGAAGACCAAAATATGTTGAATATGACGCTGACGGTTCTTTTAATAAAGATTTCTTAGCAGCAGTTCAAAAAGTATATGATGAGGAATATACAACTCCTATTGTTGCTGGTATAGGGGATAATGCAGAAGAAATAGCTAAAGCATTTACAGATGAAGATGCTCAATTATTAGCTCTAGGTATGGATATGATGATGCCTGTAGAAGATGATATTTATGGTGCAATTACAGGTGCAATACAAAAAGCACAAAGAAATCAAGATACAGGAGAAGCTAATGTAGTTATGCAAGCTTTCTGGCCTTATATAAAAGCACCTCTAAACGCTCATAAACATCATTTTTATCACACTCAACCTGAACCATTTAGCTCAGGAGTAGTTGATATACCAATGACCCCAGGACAACCTTGGATGCCAATGGGAGTACCTATGGAAGGTGCTATTGGATTAGCAAGAATGGTTCAAGCATGGGATGGAAAGGTGATGGGGAAACAGATAATTGGAGAAGAAGGTAGGTTAATGGGTCTTGATTATAAAAAGGAAAAAGATTTAATGGTTCAGAGGTTGGGTTGGTTTAAGAGTAAAGTTCATCATAAAGATCCAAAAGTAAGAGCTGAAGCTAGAAGTGCTTTAACACTGGCTACAGCTTTTAACTTCGGTGTAATGAGTCTTGTAGAAAGTGGTCAAATAGAAGCTACAGGTGGACAAGTTTATAGTTACCAAGAAGCTAACGGAGCTTATATACCTCCTTATCACGTAAAACTAGGTGGATATTGGGTTCCTTATCGTTGGATACCTTACTTTGGAGAACTAATGGCTTTCTCCACAAACTTCAGAGACTTCTCAAAAAATGGTGTTCCTTATCTTAATCAAAATGCTGTTGGTATATCAGTAGTATCTATGGCTGCCACTATAATGGATACTCCAGCTATTTCTGGTATTGATACCTTTGTTTCAGCTTTAAGAAGTCCAGATAAAGCAGAAGCCTTATTAATTGATTATATAGAACGTACTATGGGTTCTGGCTATAGCCCTTTTGTTTATGCAATTGGAAGACTTACAACAGAGGCTTATCACGCTAGACCTTTAGAAGGAGCTTCACCAGCAGTTCTATTTAAAAGTGAAGAAGACGTTAATAAATATAATGAAGAGCTTGGTTATGGTGAAAGATGGAGTGTAGCAAAGGGTAATCTTAAAGGTTCTTTAGATTTCATTTCAAGAGCTGTAACTCGTTTTGCTAATAAAACTGGTATGTTACCTTTAATTGAAATAATGGATCAGGAACTACTAGGTCAACAAGAAGGAGATTTCAGACAAGCTCATTGGTATAAACCTGGGGATATTACATATACAGGTCCAAGACAAAGAAGTGTACTACAAACACTATTAGGAAGACATTGGCCTGTACCTCATGAAGGTGATGCAGTAGATATGGAGTTATTCCGTAATGGAATAAAACCTCCTAAACAAGTATTTAGAAGATACGGAGGAATCGTTGCTAATGAAGCTATGGTTAATAAGTTTAGAAGATTTTTAGGTAGTGAATTTACATTTTCAAATGGTGATAGCTTATATGAAAGATATAGATCAGTTATAAGTGGCGAACGTCCTATACCAGGATATCCTGGAGTGTTCTACAATGATTTAGAGGATGATCCTAAAAACTCATTAACTCTTGACGGTAACTTAGCACCTTGGGTTAGGAAAGATAGCCCTCTTACGAAACGAGCTGTTCTAATGGCAATTAGAAAAGAAGCAATCAAAGTAGCTGCTGAACAGTTCTTACGTGGTGAAAAGACTATCTATCCAATAGATTCTCCTTCATACCAAGAACCTACTAATTTGAGAGCCAATGATGTCGCCAACCAAATATATAAGGAATGGCGAAAGCAAAATCCAAATCGTACCATAAATTAAATGGCTTATTCATCTAGAACCTATACCCCAGGTTCATCCACAACTACATTTGCTCTTACTACTTCTGGTGGAGATCCTATTGGGTATATCAGAGAAGCAGATATTTCAGTCAAAGTAAACGGTAGTGTTCAAGCTACTAATACTTACTCATTCTCAGGTACTAGCACTGTTGAACAGCCTAGTGGTGGAAATATTGTACTTAATTCAGGTGTAACAGGGACAGTCATATTAGAAAGAACTACAGCTTTCCAAGATGCTACTGTTGTCTATACTGCTGGTTCAACTCTTACATCTACTGACCTTAACAACGCAGATAACCAGATTAGATTTAGTCTTCAAGAATTTTCTGATGATTACTCATCTCTACTAGGTACTGGAGGAAATTTAACTAACTTAGCTTCCTTTATTGGTGGCTCTGATTCTTGGGTTAGTAACGATGCTAAGGCTGCTACTACAGCGGCTATTGATGGTCAAATAGATGCTAAAGCTACAGCAAAAGTAAAAGACGACATAATTGCTACAGCTCCAGTATCCATAGCAGATGATACTCCTAGTAGTGGAAAGATTACTATTTCTGTTGATGCTGAGTTAACAGAGTTAGCCACCATGAGCACAGGTACTGCTCAGGCTCTAGCAGATTTAACAGGTACAGAAGTACAAATATTAGACGGAGCTACTCTTACAACTACTGAGCTTAACTATGTAGATGGGGTTACTTCTGCAGTACAGACTCAGTTAGACGGTAAGCAACCTTTAGATGCTGAACTCACAGAACTAGCAACAATGGCTAGTGGTACTGCGGGTGCTCTTGCTGATCTAACCCAAACAGAAGTAGAGGTACTAGATGGAGCTACGGTTTCTACAGCAGAATTAAATATTTTAGATGGAGTTACATCTACAACAGCGGAGTTAAACATCCTTGACGGTGTTACCTCTACTGCTGCTGAGTTAAATATTCTAGATGGGGTTACAGCTACTACAGCAGAGATTAATTATGTAGATGGCGTAACGTCTAACGTTCAAACTCAGGTAGATGCTAAGCAGCCTCTTGATGCAGACTTAACAACTCTTGCTGGAATGCATAGCACTACTGCAAGTACACTTGCGGCTAATACAGCTTTAAATTCAACTATTGCTGAACTTAACCAGTTAGATGGTATAACTCTTGCAGAAACTGCTCTTACTACTAACAGCAATACAGCAGTACCAACTTCTAAAGCTGTAGCTGATCACGTAGCTAGTACTGTTACAGCAGTTGGTGGTTTCATAGCTATAGCTACAGATGCTGCTTTCCCTGCTACCGCTTCCCAACCTGCTAACGGTGTAGTAGTTAGTATCAGTGATGCTGGAGGAGTGGTCGTTAATGGTTCAGGTGTATCAACCACTGGTAGGACTACTGATGGTACACCTGCAACTGTAACTATAAATAACTTCCCAAGTTCTCTATACAGTGAAACCTTAGTTGCTGGAGTAGGTTTACAAGTAACTTCTACAGGTTCAAGTAATATTTACAATTACCACAAGTTACTGGCTAAAGAAGGAGACGTTAAAGAACTTTCAGATGATATAAACGACTTCAACGCTAGATACCGTACAGGAACTAACGACCCAGGAAGTGATAATGATGAGGGTGACTTGTTCTTTAACAAAACCTCTAACACCATGAAGGTGTATGACGGTTCAGCTTGGGGAGAAGTTACATCAACTGGAGACTTTAAATTCCTATTTCTATGCCCTACAGGTAGCTCAGGTGCTCCAACTATTGATGGTTCTGTTGATACCTATGACTTAAGAGAAACTAGTAATACAGGTACAGGAGCTAGTGTTACCAATGCTGCTCAGCTTATCGTATCGGTAAACGGAGTTATCCAACAGCCAAATACAGGTACATCCACTTCAGGCTTAGACGGCTTTGTAATGACTGATGCGAACACTATTAAGTTCGCTGCGAATTTACCTAACGGAGCTGATGTATTTGTCATACAAATTGGTTCAGCCGTAACCCTTAATGCCCCAGCTAATAACACAGCATCTACTGATGTCCTTCAGAATGGAGCTGTTACAAATGTCAAGATAGCTGATGACACTATTGAAGAAGTTAAGTTAAATATACACGCAGCTCCTACTGGTACAGATAAGTTCTTAGGTTATACCTCTAATGGTATGGAGTGGGCAGTCCCTCCTGATCTAAACATCTTATCTGGTGGAACCATAACTGGTGATGTTGTCTTTGATAATGCTACTAATGCTGGTAATGATTTGACATGGGATATGTCAGATAATGCATTGGAGTTTGATGATAATGTTAAAGCTACATTTGGCGATGGTGCAGATGCAACGATATATCATAGTGGAACCCATACTTTTATTACTAATGGAACTGGTTCTTTAATAAGTCAAGGAGATTCTATTGTACTTAGAAGTGCTGGACAAGAGAATTATTTAGTAGGTACTGCTAATGGTTCAGTTGATATTTACTATGATAATGTAAAAGAATTTGAAACCAAATCAGGTGGTGTAAAGCTACTTGGACACTCTGAATGTGCTGTTAATGCTTTAGGTAATGTCAACAGTAACCCTACGTTTGACTTTACTGTTGCTAACTATATAACTCTGACACTTACTGGTAACGTTACGGTTCAGAATCCTACAACAGAATCCGTTGGGCAAAGCGGATCGATAGTAATTACGCAGGATGGGACTGGTTCGAGAACTTGTGCATGGTCAAATCAATTCAAATGGACTGGAGGAACGGCCCCGACTTTGAGTACAGCAGCAAATGCAGTTGACCGTATTGATTATTTAGTAGTGGCTGCCGATACAATACATTGTGTAGTTAGTTTAGATGTGAAGTAATTATGTTTGATACATTAACAAGAATGGGTGCTAGTAATCCTAGCGGCTATGAGATCGAACGCTCTTTAAGGTTTAATGATGCTGATACTAAATTATCTAGAACTTTCGGTACTAACTCTAGTAATACAACAAAGACTTTGTCCTTTTGGATGAAGAGAGGAAAACTAGGAACGTATCAAGTACCATTTTCTACAACAACTGATAGTTATGTTGAAGGTAAATTAAGAATTAATAATGATGATACCTTGCAATATGAAGATAGAGATTCAAGTTCTGGTAGTACAGATGCCAGACTAATAACTACTAGAAAATTTAGAGATACTTCAGCTTGGTATCATATAGTATTAACTATTGATACTACTAATGGTACAGCAGGCGATAGAGTTAGAATATACGTTAATGGTGTAAGAGACACATCTTCAGCTCACACAAATCCCGCTTCTAGTTATTCTGTTTCATTCTTTAGAAGTAGTGTAGATAATTGGATAGGAGTAGAATCTTCGTCTAGTAATTTTTTTGATGGATATCTAGCAGAAGTTAATTTTGTAGATGGAACAGCTTTAGACGCTAGTTCTTTTGGTGAAACAAACGACGATACAGGGGAATGGATTCCTAAGAAATATGCTGGCAGCTATGGAACGAATGGATTCTATTTAAACTTTTCTGATAATTCAGGTACTACAGCAACAACATTAGGGAAAGATTCAGCAGGAAGTAATAACTGGACTCCTAATAATTTCTCCGTTGCAGCAGGTGTAGGTAATGACTCAATGACAGATACACCTACCAATAATCATGCAACTTTAACTCCATTAAAAGGCTATGGAACTACGTTTCAAACGCCTACAAATGGAAATTTAGACTATAACTTGGGAGGTACTACTGCACAAACTTTTAGTGGAACAGCAGTAGGACCTACTGGCAAATGGTATTTTGAAGTCACAGCTACATCAGCAACATCAGGTAGATATTGTTTACAAATTCCTGAGCATACAGCCCAATGGGACCAAGCTTTTGCTGTTGTTCCTCAATCTGATGTAAGAGAAATTAAGAGAGGTAGTTCAACAATTTATTCAAGTATCACTTCTATTTCTGATGGAGATATTATTGGTATTGCTCTTGATTGTGATAACAATACAGCTCAAGCTTATATGAATGGGACATCTTTAGGAAATGCCTTTAGTCTTGATACTGTTGCTCCTGATAAGATTTATCATGCAATGATTGGTAGAAATAGTAGTGGAGGAGGTAATCCTGACGGAAGTATAAATTTTGGACAAAGAGCTTTCAGTCATCAACCAGCAGGTTTTAAAGCATGGAATACAGCAAACCTACCTGATCCAACAATTAAAAATGGTAGAGATTATTTTAATAGTATTCTTTATACAGCAAACGCCACTACAGATAGAGCACTAACAGGTGTAGGTTTTTCTCCTAATTTATTCTGGGCAGCTAGACGTAATGCTAGTGGTGCAGGTTCAATGTTATTTGATACAGTTAGAGGTGCTACAAAAGAAATATATGCTCCTTATTTAAACGGTGAAGATACTGTAGCTGAAAGTTTAAAAAGCTTTGATGCAGATGGTGTTACGTTAGGAAATAATTGGCCTAATGTTTCTAATGGTGATACTTGGGTTGCTTGGAACTGGAAAGAATCAGTCTCAGCAGGATTTGATATTATTACTTATGAAGGTGATGGAGTTGCAGGTAGGACCGTTGCTCATAATTTAGGAGTTGCACCTAATTTTATTGTTGTTAAAGATAGAGATGCATCACGTAGTTGGGCAGTCGGAACTGACTCTTCATGGGATAAAAACTTAAGATGGGAGGATGCTAACGGCTTAAGAACAACTGATAAAAATAGCACTCAGTGGTATGAAACAGCACCTACAAGTTCTGTATTTTATGTTGGTGATGGAGATGCAGGAGATTACTCAGGAGATACTAATGTAGATGGTGAGAATTATATTGCTTATGTATTTTCAAGTGTATCTGGTTATAGCAAAGCTGGATACTACGAAGGCATAGGAGGAACAGACGGTCCCTATGTAGTGACAGGTTTTAGACCTGCTTGGGTTTTGATAAAAAATATTGATTCAGATTCTAGAAATTGGATTATAAAAACAGCTAAAATACCTGGATATAATGTGGTAAGTCCTTCACTTTCTACTAATAATAACTATGCAGAAGAATCAAATGAAGGTGCTTTAGATTTCCTTTCAAATGGGTTTAAAATTAGAAATAACGGAAGCTATACAAATGAGAGTGGTTCCACTCATATATATTTGGCTTTTGCCGAATCCCCCTTTAAGTATGCTAATGCGAGGTAAAATGTAACTATGACATTTAAACTAAACGGAAAGAAACTTCCTATTGATGTACCTTTTACATCTAACGGTGTGAAATACCCAGCAAATTGGCTTAGGCTAACAACGTTAGAAGAGAAAAAAGCTATTGGCATTACAGAGGTAACAGACTAATCATGGCAAACGCACTCAACAAAGTTAACTCTGGTGGAATCGAAGATGGTTCTATCGTTAACGCTGACGTAAACGCTTCAGCAGCAATAGCAAAGTCCAAACTAGCTGGTTTAGATATTGTTAACGCTGATATAAACGCTTCAGCAGCTATTTCAGGTAGCAAATTAGCTGATAACGCTGTTGGGCTTGCTCAAATGGCTCATGGTACTGATGGGCAGATAATTACATATGATGCAAGTGGTGCTCCTTTAGCAGTAGGGCCAGGAACAGATGGTCAGGTATTAACTTCTACAGGTGCTGGTTCAGCTCCAGCTTTTGAAGATATCCCAGCTAGTGGTACACCAACCAACTTGTTAAATAATGGAGCTATGCAAGTGGCTCAAAGACAAACAAGCCTTACTATGGCTCACGATGGTACTACTTCTGGTTTTGGAGTAGATAGATGGGCATTACAGATGCATAATGCAGATGAATTTGATGGCACATTAGCTCAAATAGGTGATGATCCAGCAGGTGATTTTACTAAGTGCCTGAGATGGACAACTGGAACAGCGGAATCAGCTATTGCTGCAGATGAATATGTAATGGTGCGACAGCATATTGAATCTATGAATTTACAACATTTAAGATGGGGTACAGCTAGTGCTAAACAACTAACTCTTCAGTTCTGGGTTAAGTCCTCTATAACTGGTACTTATGGATGTAGCTTTTATAGTGGAAGATCTTCAGGTACTAGAGTAATAAACAAAACTTATGCGATTAGCTCTGCTAATACTTGGGAGCAAAAAACCATAACGATTGCGGCTGATACTGGTGGCTCAGTTCTAGCTAATGATAATGAAGCTGGCTTATCTATTATATTCCCATTAGCCGCTGGTTCTAATTATGATGGAACAACTAGTACAAGTTGGGCTGATTATTCAACAGCTAATTATTTAGGAGGTCATGCACAAGATGGTGTGGTAACAACAGCAGGAGCCACTTGGATGATAACTGGTGTTCAACTTGAAACAGGTAATTCAGCAGGGACATTTAATCATAAATCTTATGCTGAGGAACTAAGAGACTGCAAACGTTATTGTGGTTTATATAAATCTGATGTATCAGGGAAAAGTTGTTGGTGGTTTATGGTTTCAGAGGCAGCACATAATTATGGGGCTTATGTAAATCTTGATTGGGATGAGCCAATGAGAGCGCAACCTACGGTGTCTGGCGGAGATGAAATTAAACTAGAAAGACCACAGGTAGGCTATAGTCAAAGAATAAACGCATTTGATGCTATTACTCAAAGAACATTAGGCTATATAAAATGGCCCTCTAGTGGAACTTACGGAGGAAGTACAGGTTTTTCTGCTAATGGTGGAGATGCTTATGTCAGAATGAGCCTTTCTGGTAGTGACACTGGTGCATGGATTTTAGCGGAGGCAGAGATTTAAAAAATGACTTATAAATACATCAAATTACCAGATGGTTCTAATTCAACAACTATTTGGAGAATAGCAGATAAGGCTTCTATTCCTGCTGATCCTTCTAATAGAGATTACAAAGAATACCTTAAATGGGTAGAAGCAGGAAATACTCCAGAGGCAGCGGATTAATTAGATGGGAGAGCCACCTCTCCTGCCACGTTATTCTCTTCCACCTGCACTGGATATTCCAAGGGTAACTCTGGATCAACCGAAGGCACTAATTCCTTCATACCGTCCTTTAGTTGTTCCACCTTCTGATCTACGAGCACCCCCAGGAGTATCTTCTGCAGGTGAGGAAGAGAAATCCAAAGACCAAGACAAACAAAAACCGCAACCAGAAGTTTCATTACCTAGAGAAGTTACTTCATTCACTATACCTTTTACAGACTACGAACTACCAGTACCAAAACAGGAAATCCTAGTAGCTGCTGGTACTACAGCTTCAGTATCTGTTGTAGCTACTCTTACAGCTACTGCGGTATTTAAAAGGTGTGTACAGGTATTAAAACCTGTAATTACTCAGATTTTGAAGAGGATTCAGAAGAAACAGGGGAAGGAGGTTCTGTCTTGGTCACGGCAACGATTGGTACAACGTCGTGGCAGATATGTTCAAGGCGGCTCCCAGGACGCAGGGTAAAGCCTG